AATCCTAAGAAGAAGTCAACTCCATTGACTCCAGCACAGAAGGCTGCAGCCAAGGCGAGAGCCAAAGCAGCAGGGCGTAAGTACCCTAACCTGGTAGATAACGCTGCTGTAGCAAAGAAGAAATAAGAAAGTAGGGGACAATGCAACTTTCTTGGCAACCTTCTTCTTGGCACCGTATTCGACCATACGCTCCATCTTGCCTTCTGACTTTTCGTGTTTCTTATTAGCCTTCTTTGCAGCCTTCATTCCTGCTGCTGTGTAAGGAAATTTCTTACCTTCTACCATTGGCATTAGATTGCTCCTATTTCTTTCATAACTGCTGCTGTGTTTTTGTTTATGTCTTTAGCCTTAGGCATTGTGTCAGCGTCATACGCTTTACCCAGTGACTCAGAAGCCTGATAAGCCTGCTCTACGTGAGCGTGTGTGGTGCCTGATGGCTGTATGCCAGACTCTCTAGCCTTGCGGTAGGAAGCCAGTTCAGAGTTCCACTTCTTATCAGGTATATCTCTTGTTGCATCGCCTGCATTTAACTGCAAGCCTTTGGCCTTACACCCGAAGCAATCTTCGTCACATTGTGTATGGTCAATATCTATATCTTCTTCTGCCAGAAACGGTTTATCCGATGTCTCGTCGCAGAGCACGCAGCCCCACAGTGTCGCCACAAAATCGTGAGACTCACTGAAACCCCATTCTAAAACTTTACTAATATGACTGTGCATTTTGTCCCCTACTGTACTGTGAAGTTTTCTTCTGTAACTCCGATATTAGCAGCAATCAATTCAGTCTTGGTTGCCTCGCTTACCGAGTGGTTATAGCCACCACGATAAACAACATCATATTCATTGAGGTCTTCATCTACTGCATAGCGTATCTGTGACCAAGTGGCACCATCTTTGACAACAGTAATGCCACGCTTTAACTTGTAGAACAAGAACAGGCGATGTCCACCTGCAGGTCCTTCTTCCACCGTTGGTGGTCTGAATGTGTACGTTGGCATAGTTCTCCTTAATGAACTTACTGATGAGGCTAGGTTTCCCTAGCCCCACCCGTCAATCAACTAAGCGATTGATGAACCTGACTCAATGCGGAAGAGTGCCTCTTCGCGGTAGCGAGCAAATCCGAGTACGCCGTACCAACCCATTGGGCGGTGACGCATCAACTTGTCAACTACTGGTCCGATGACTACGTGTGGCTCTTCTGCAACGGCTTCTGCCATTGCTTGCTGTCCTGCAACGATTGTGCGGTACACCTTTGCAGATGAAAGACCGTCTGTTGCTGAGTAGAGACGTGGAGACTCAACGAAGTATGCACCCTCGTATTGTCCGATTTCTCCAGCCCAGATGCGGTCCTGTGATGAACCGTACTGGTTAGGAAGAAGCCATCCTGCTGAACCTGTCTCAGCGCGAAGGTCGTGTGAAACTTCTGGGTGGATACCAGCCCAGTAGAGTGAACCCTTGCGACCTGTAGCCTTGTTAGCGCGGAGTTTTGCAACTGCGCGACGAAGGTTTGCAGATGAGATTGTTGCAGCAGCAGTAACTGTTGCTGTTGATGTTGCTGTTGAACCTGAGTAGATGACGTTTGAGCCACCGCGTAGGGTTGTCATAGCAACAGAATCAATTGAATCTGCGAGGTTGTATGCAATGATGTTAGCAATTGCTGGGTCTACATCTGCAAGTGAGAACAACTCAAGTGCACGAGTTACTAGAACTGAGTTACCGTACTCGTTAAGAGTAATGGTGACAGATGTTGGTGTAGACATTGCTACTGCATCTGGGTCTGTATCTTCTGTGAGTGCTGTTGTTGCTGTTGAAAGGTCAACGTAGCGCTGTAGAACTACTGTTGAACCTGGGATTGCTTGGCGTGCTGGGCGCTTGTCGGCTACTGAACGAATAAGTGGCTCGCTACGAAGTGCGAACTCAAGAAGTCGGTCATAAGCCTTCTGTACTAAACCAGCACCGCCAGCGGTACCTCCGAGAGAAGAGGAACCTGTGGTTGTGTATACGTTTGGCATTAGGTTATTTCCTTTTGTAGTTAGAAACTATGATTAGTTATTCTTGTGAGCGAAGTAAACTCAAAATCTCTTCTGCTGATTCAGCATTGTCGAGGCGTAGGTTTAGGTCTTCTGCTCGGTCAGGTGTGTATGCACCCTGTGTAACGACGTCCTGCTGACGTAATGCAGCGCGGTCCATCTCGTTTACTTTAGGGGCTTCCTCTTGCTTAGTTAATCCGAACAAGTCTCCGTTTTCGTCGAGCCAGTTATTCACTGACTCTTCGTTAACATCATCTATGTCCTTGAGGATTAGACGTACAGCCTTAGGATTGACACCCTTCTTTTCTAGGACTTCCTTGACGGTTCTCTCACGTTGAACCTTGGATAATGAATCCAATTGGTCTGTGAGTTCCTTGATTCGTTTCTCATCATTACGCTTGGCTTTCCGCAACTTCTTTAAGAGGTCGCTTCCATCCATATTGCCAGTGACTTCTGTGTCCAAGTCATCGTCTTCTTCATCCCAGTAGTTGTTGCTCATAGCAACTTTCCACCCTTCTATTTGTAGTAGTCGCAAGCCTCAGGTTCCAGTCGGGGGAATGGTCTGGCTCTTGCTATCGGTCTAATACGCTGACGGGGCCGATAGGTCCGTTCAGGATTCTAATTAGAAGGTGTTTTGTGAACCAAAACTGCCCTTCATCGTTCCAGAACTTCCTTGCCACTCGGCTTCTTCACGAGCAATAAGTCGTTCTTTTTTACGCTTTGCTGATGCAAGTCCAAGTAAGTCTGCTTGCTCTGCTTCTCGTTGAGAGTATTGGTCAAGTGTTGAACCATAAATAGAACTGAGTTTTTCCATAGTTGGAAGTTCTGCAGCGATAGTTTGATACTTTGCGACTGCGGTAGCAGGTGCTACTCCAGCGGTTTCAAGCGTTCCAGCGCCAACTGTTCCAGCCTTTACATTTGAATACATAGCAGACTTGACTGTTGTATCTACAAGTTCTGCACTAAGACCCTGACGAAGTGCTGCTCCGCCAATCTCTGCTGACTGGACCTTACGCTCAAGGGCTGGCAACTGCTCTTCTGGGTCAAGCATTGCTGCTACTAAATCTTGGTTTGAAAGCATAGGAAAGAATCTAAGGAAAGCATTCTTCGTGGAAGGTTCTGCCTTAAGAACTCTATCGGTAGCCATAGATACGCGAGTAGTTGCCTCGTCAATATCTATATCTGCTCCAATAAGTTTTGTATATTGGTCACGATTATCAAGATTTGTTACCCCATAAGCCTTGAACATCTTTGAATATCCAAGTTCTTGACGTAAATATGTAGCCTCATCAAGTAGTGGCATCTTGTTCTTCATACGTATTGCATTACCTGCAAAGCGTTCCATATATGGCTTGTTGTATCGTTGGTCATAGCGAAGAAGATTAAGTATCTCATCACCATCTGCTTCAGGAAAATCTGTAATAACCTTGTCAACCATATCGGCAATCTTGTCAATACCATATGATGTGAGAAGGGCAACTAAACCTGCATACTTTTCAGAAGGCTTAGGTGGCGGCGGTGGTGCGTTGTTACCGCCTGTGTTAGCACTAGCGCCGAAGCCAGCGACCATTCCTGCACCTGGACCACCAAGTGGTTCTAGTCCTAGGTAGTCATTTGCTGCCCTAACTGCAGGTGTAGGCGCAACTGGTCCAACAAATCCTGGTTCATCTGGTTGTGCCTTTGGAGTAGGCATTTTAACTGATGGTGTAAATCCTGGAATAAGTCCAGACGTAGGCGCTGGTGGCTTCTTAGTAGCAGTAGCCTTTGCCTTTGCAAGATTAGCCTCTGCCTTCTTAAGGTCTGCTGCTGCTTTTGCTAGTTGTGCTTTAGTAGCCATTATGCAGGTCCTATTCCGAATGCACGAACAATGGCACTAAGTGCGCTTTGTTTTTTATTCATATATGTATCAGTATCTTTGAACTCTGGTCTTGCATATAAAGACTTCTTGTATTCGCTAGGAGAAATTGGCTTATCTCCTGCTGCAACATCATAGAAATCTGATGGCTTAAGTTGAGAAATTGGCTTGTTATAAATCTGTGAGTATAGACTTGCATATGGTGAAACTAGGTCAGCCACATCTGCGCCCTGTGCAATCAAATCCTTGAATGCTGGAAACAGGGCTGATGCCTGCTGCTTGGTTACATTCAAGATATTCTCTAGCGCCTGTGGGCTACGAGTAGCCTGGATAGCCTTCTTATAAATCTCTGACTCATTGATAGGGATACCATTGTTAGAATATGCCTGGCGTAATGTGCGTACTGTAGCGCCTAGGGCGCCCTGTTGTAGTAGCGCATCATCTGCGGTATCTTCTGTACCAGTGACTGTCTTATAGCGCATTGCAGCATTGTTTTGAATATACTTAAGGCGGATGTCTTCACGCTGTTGTGCAGAGATTGCACCCTTTTGTTTAATCTCAAGTTGCTGGACTTCCTTGGCATATGCTGATGCCGTCTTCTTGTCAGGTGCGTCATTGAATATATCTAAGAAGTTGGTTCTAATCTCAGCGATAAGGGCATCGGACGGGGTAACAGATGGACCAGACTTGGCTCCGCCAGTACCGAAGTACTGTACTGCAAGATTTTTGTCAGAAAACAACTTGCCTACGCTGGTTCTGTAATCTTCTCCAACCTTGTCGGAGTAGGTCATTACTTTTGTAAGTGCGGTAATGTCTTCCTTGCGAGGAACAATAGCGTTGCCCATAGCAATAATTTGCTCTGGGGTGGGAGCCTGACCTGCTTTATAGATACCAGGAATTTGAGCAAGAGTTGCAAGAAGGTTAGCCTTGTCCTGGTTGCCCAGAGTAGCAAATGTTTCCATTGCAGATGTTGATGTGTATTGTGTCTGCTTTGTGACAACGCCGCCAGGTTGCAGTGTTGAGCCAACATATTTTCCTGGCTCAATGCCAATCAAAATTGGAGAGCCAATAGGACGACCATCAAGTCCTACTTTGCCACCGCTGGTTCCTATTGGTACACCTGCTCCAGCGTTCTGTGCATCTGTACTTACATAGGCATCATCTGATGGTGTTCCAGCACTAGGTTTAGGCTTTGGTTTTTCCATTGACTATCCCTCCAATTCTGATTTGAAGAACGCGTAAAAGAACTTTTGAAATTCAGGATTACGTTCAAGGATTCTGTTTGCTTCTCCTGCTAGCCAGATACGTTGCTGTTCTGCACCCTTTACCGCTAGTGTGCTATCTAGGTCACGACCTGCTGCTTGGAGTGCTACGTTACGTAGATACATATAGTCACGCAATCCCTGAACCGCATCTGAGTCTAGGAATCTTTCATCCTTTAGGATGGCATTAAGTTGTGACTTAATACGTGCATCCTTAAAGTAATCTGTTGTAATGGATAATCCACGTGCTGCATAACTTGCGCTTAGATTAGATAGTGCCTCGTCATACTGTTCCTTGGTAAAACCTTCTACGGCAGAACGAGTCATCAATCTATCTTTAGCGGCAAAGTAACGAATACGTGTTACCTTCTCAATGATTTCTTCTTTGCTAAGGTACTTGCGGTTGCCACGCTTCTTCTCCCAGCGCATCATTTCCTGAGAAAGTCCACCACCAGGGTAGATGTATCCATATGTATCTGCATACTTATCGGCTACATCTGGGTTGTCACGTAGCAACTCATAACTAAATAGGTTGGTAGGTGTACCACTTGAGTATCCAATAATTGCAAAGATGTAGTTAGGGCCATACAAGTCAAGGAAGTCGGCGTATGCCTTGTTCTTATCTCCACCTGAAGCAAGTTCTAGGTCACGGAAGTCCTTGTATAGTGATGCGGATAGGGCAGTACTGCCATCATCCTTGGTTGTTAGCGACTCCATTGTAAGTGGGAATGGAGAAGCAAAACCAAATACACCTCTAAAGAATGTAAATGCTTTTGCAAATCGGTCTGCATCCCTAAGCAAACGTTGCTGGTCTTCTGGGGAATCTAGGTCGTAGTCTCCACCTGTAGCAAGATAGTTCAATGTTGGTGCAAATGCCGAAGCATATCCAGCCTCAGGACCAAACGGGGCAAGCAATCGCTTGTAGTTTGGTGTCAAGAAGATACCTTCGATAGCGCCTTGAGATACATCTGGCTCACCGAATGGGAATAGAACCTTATTAACTCTATCTCTCATCAATGGTGATAGAAGATTTATTGGGTTAAAGCCCAACTTATCTAGCACTGTAATAGGTATCGTCATACCAGGACCGAATCCTGGCATTATGCTACCTGATGCAAAAGCAAAGTTAAACGATTGAGGTGTCGTTGAGAAGGCCACAGGACCCTGAGTTGTTAATCCCTTCATACCTGCTACATTAGACAGGAAGTTTAATCCTGTTGATAGGAACGGTACGAAGAACCTACGCTCACCCGTTTCTGGGTCAGAGTAAAAGAATCCTTGATTTGGGTCATAAAAATCTTTTGCATCTGTGGCAGCATAGATACTAGATGATGCTGGATTAGTAAGCCAGGTCAAACCTTTAGAAATTTTGTAGATTTCGTATGGGTTATTAGCAGCAAGTTTAGTCCAAGCGCCAATAGTATTACCCCAGGCTTGAGCAAAGGGTGCAATCAAGCGTACTTGATGTGCTAATAGACGCTTACGTGAAGCATCATAGAACAAATCTGCTACTCGCTTATTAGCAATAGTTGAAGCATACTGATGCGCTTCGTCTGCAGTGAGGCTGCCCCCACCCTTTGCAGCATCTAGCGAATCCCATACTTTGTTCTTCTTGCCAATAGGTCGTCCGTCCCAGGACCTAAGTGGAGATAGAGACTTTTCTGCTGCGCTGCGTAGGGCTGGAATAGCATCAGCATCTAATGAAGGAGCAATCGAACGAATAGCATCCCAGTATGACTGACGCCATTCAGGACCCATTGTTGATTGCTTTTCAAACTTAACCGATGTATTAAAGAACCATCTAGGTATAGAGTTAAATGGATTCTCCCTACCCTTAAAGATTGTTTCTCTCCTAGGTATCTTGTAGAGGATTCCATCCCAATCACCTTGACCGTCAAATGCTTCACGAAGTTTTGCTGCGAACTCTTCGTTCATATCCTTTACTGAACGACCAGTCTTTGCTACAGCATCTGCATTTTTAAGAGAATTTGCTGCAGTATCAAAAGATGTTGGTACGATTATAGTGACACCATTAACCTCAAACTTACCAGTTGAGATAAGGCTGCGGATGGCTGAGGAGGATACACCCTCGCGTCCTGCTACTTGGAAGATACGCATTGCTACAGATACATCTGCACCTTCTGCATTCTTTCCGCTAAATAGGTAGGCTCTTAGTCCTTCTTCGCTGCGCCAAAAGGCTCTACTATCAGCAGGTTGGGACATTACAAACTTTTCCCACTCTGGCTTACCCTTGCCACGTAGCAAGTAGTTAATAGCAGCGGCTTCTTCACCTGGCTTTGTGCCAGCAACTACTCTTGCCGCAGAAGATTCGCGTAAAATACGGATTTCATTAGCAAGACCTTCCCACCATCTAGGATGACCAAAGGCACGCACATCAAATCCGCGCAGTGTTTCTACTTTATTCAAATCAGAGTCGAATGAGGATACGCTTCGTTCTTGAAGCATACGCATATAGTCACTTGCAACATCATTGGCTGCAACTTCCATAGCAAACTCATCTGATGCGCTACCAAGTTTGAACGCTTCATCTGTAACCGTATGCTTATATGGGTCAAGAGTAGCCAACAGGCGACGAACTGGATTAGATGATGTCTCTCGTCCTAGCCACATACCCATTGCTGTGATTGGGCTGTTGAAGAATGAGATATGTCCACTTGCAAGTACACGAATCTGCTCTTCTGCAATGTTACGAATAACATATGCTGGACGAACAAGAACCATCTTCTTCCAAAGATTGTTACTGAACCAATCTAATGGGTCTTTAATCTTGCCAAGTCTAAGATAGCGGTTGGCGACAGAGATTGTATTAAGAACGTCCTTAAGAGGTGGGAAATAAACTGATGAATTAAGTAATTCTGAATCAAGATGTGGTCCAGAGATTGTAACTTTCTTCCCATTTATTAAAATATAATCTAACTTGGCGCCAACTACGTGGCGTTGAGTCCAATAGTTGCCCATCTCTGTGCGACCATTTTCAAATACGCGTGTAATTTCTGCAAGTTTTTCTTTATCAATAAATTTCTTGTCAATGTTTGAACGAAGAATCTCGTCAAATAGTTTAGCAGAGGCTGTATAGCCAGCGTTGCCTAAATCATCTGCGTTAACAATGGTGGTTACAAGGTCATCAATTACTTCTGGCGCTAGTCTTGCAGCCTGACCGTAGTTAATTACAGTGCTTACTAGGTTATCAATGTCTTCTGAATGAACAAACTTACCGTTTCCGATAACAGTATCAAGGGAGCGATTAACCTCTTCAACCATTCTTGAGACCCAAGGGAATTTTGCGTAGGCAGATGCTGCGCGGCCAGAGATGGCACTAGCAAGTGCAATGTTTTTACCAGCAGTAACCTTAGTCATTACTGGGGTAATCTTGGAGCCTAGCACCGTAGCGGCGCTTGTAACAGCACGACCTACCTTTGTTCCTTCTTCAAGAACATTTGCTACAACTGTACCGTCTGAGATGAAAGGAGCAAGGGCTGCCATCGCCTCTTCACGGGTTGTTGCCGCAGCCAAAGCCTTGGACTGCGCTACGGTAAATCCACCCTGACGGCCTCTTGATTTGCCTATTGAGTAAATTTGCTTAAAGTCCATATCAGCAAGTAGGTCAAAGATTGCAATACCCTTAGGGCTGTTTAAGTAGTCTGCGATAGCCTTAGGGCTGTAGACAAGATTATCTGCTTCATCTGCAATCTTAAGTTGGTCATCAAGAAGTTTTTGGAAAACTGCTTGCTTTTCAGCCTTGGTTGCATTAGGTGCAAACTTAACATCCTCAAAAGCCTTGCGAACTGCGGTGACATTTTCGTCTAATTGTGCATCAAGGAATGCTAGTTTCTGAAGACTCTTTGCAGATTCAAGTCCCTTAGAAGTTCGAGTTGCAAGTTCTGCTACCTCTTTTGCTTTTCTAATTTTAGATACAGCAAGGAAAGGGTCAGATGCAATCATAATGCCTAGGTCACCGATAGCGGTAATAAGCCTGGCTTTGTCGCTCTCTAAGTCTCCACCAGTGTAGATATAAGTGATAGGGTCGAAGGCGCTAAATGGGCGCTCATACTTTTCACCATCTACAGTAAATGTAACTTTAGCAATTTTCTTTTGCTCTTCACGAGCAACAAATCCTGCACCAATTTCTTCTGATGCAGAGAACCCAACACCTAGGTCTACCCTACCAGTGTCAACATATTGCTTTATCGCCTGGTACAAAGTTGTTTGACGAATAGAGTTCATCGGATTAAGAACTTCTAATAGTTCGTCGGTTTCTGCAAGACCTAAATCTTTACGTGTAAGTTTAGGGTCTGTAGGTTCTCCTGTAAGCCAGTCAACCTTTCCTTCTTTAGTTGCCTGAATTTCATCTCCTGCTCGATTAAAGCCTTGAGCAAGACCGCGAGATATGTTTCCGATTCCTTCAAAGATTGCTTGAGGGCCTAAGAATACTGTGCGTGTTGTACCCTTGAAGCCAGACCAAAACCGACCTCTAAGCGTTTTATTAAACTTTTCAGTAGATACTCGCTGTGCTTCCTTTTGTGCATCAAGTTCTCTTTGTGCACGAGTAGTAGCATCAATTTGAGCCATTGCAGATACAAGTTTATTTTGTGGTACAGCACCATTTTTAGCAAGTGCGGTGACTAAGCCACTAGACATTTGAGGATTAGTCTTAAGCATCTGAAGTGCGTTGTATCCATCTTGACCAGGAGCCTGTTGTGCACCCTTTACAATATCTTCATAATCGGCTTGAGTCTGAGAAACGCTTCTTTCTTCGACACCAGTAATAGTCCAGTTGCCATTCTTATCTTTAGATACTCTAGGTGTTTGACTCATCCAAGCCTACCTTCACGCTCCATTGATTCAAGTACGCGGCGGATGTCTTGATTGCGAGGATTTTGTAAATACAAAGTTTGTAGTGCAGTAACTGCATCATCGAGTTCTCCAGGAACTGCCGTAGGCAGATTTAATACTGATTCTGGTTCGCGTGAACCTATTGGCCTGTCTGGAAATTCAGTTGGTGCATTCAATGGTGTAATTGCTGGGCCTTGTGTAAGTGCTGCAAGTGAGGGTGCGGAAGGGGCAGACGGTGCATTAGGACCAGCCATCTTTTCTGCTTGCTGCTGTTGCATTAACTCTTGTCCTTGGCCATAAGGCATACCTGAAATGTAACGTGCTGGTTGTGTACCAGATTGTCCATTGCCACCAGTTGCTGAGATGTTAGCAGGGTTATTCTGCGGTGCTGTTGGACGCATCCCGCCTCTATTTTCTGCCATTTGTTTCTCCCTACTTAGTGTGCTTAAATTGTACTTTTGAGTAATACGGTGCAGCAGTAAATGCTGAAACCTTTGCCGCTATCTCCATCGCTTCGTAAGCATCTGCTCCTGCGTGGATTGCTCCTATTGCATACGCTGCGCCTGAGCCTGTTGCGTAAACTCCATCGGCGCTTCGACTTACAGATAGGTCATCATCAATGTCAAAGATTTCTCCACACACTGCAATCACAAATTGAAAGCGTTGCTCTGTCTTAGGTTCATCAAAGTCAAAACCATTTGATGATAGACACTTGCGGCGTGAAGGCATTACCTGCGCA